CCTAAGCCTCCCATGACATTTAAGTCAATATAGAACTATGTCACGGGAGTTACGGTAGGACAAAACGGAATGATCACTCCGAACAGCCTGCAGATAAAGAAAAACCTCGTACATCGACGAGGTCTTAGGAATTAGGTCTGGTGCCCGGGACTGGACTCGAACCAGCACGCCCGCGAAGGCGCTAGCACCTGAAGCTAGTGCGTCTACCAATTTCGCCACCCGGGCAACAGAGAAATGAAATTCTATCTTCAAAAATCAGTTTTTGCAAATGCTGCTACCTGCTCTATTTGTAATTAATTGTTAATTAAGAAAGATGGGATTTAAAATGCGACAACAAGAATTTCGAAGACGTAAAAGAAAACCTCGCAGATCTGCGAGGTCTGAAATCGTTTTTGGTGCCCGGGACTGGCACCGATATTTATATTTTATTCAGATAGATGTGCTAAACGGTTCCGTTAAATTTCCGTTATATAAATGAAAAATAGTCAAAAAAACATTTTTTTTAAATATACTTTCTTATGTGCTTAAGTATTTTTTTTTACCTAGTTTTCTTCTACCCAATCTCCATTGTGATAAATTTTGCACCAAACAAAGCAATCTTAATCTATAGTTTTTAATCGGAATTGACCATGGCTGTTCTTAATGATAGTGGGATCCTTAAGGCAATAAGGGATAAACAATTATCGGTGCTTCCACTACCCGCTGATAGGATTCAACCCGCAAGTATTGATCTTTCTTTGGGCGACTCCTATACCCTCCATTCTCCAGATACCCGAGAACTCGATTTTTCGTCTGTATCAAAAGAGAGTTTAAGCCAGTTAGAAAACACAAGAAAAATTCCTCAGGATGGCTTTCTTCTAAAACCAGGTGAATTGGCGGTATGTCATACTGCCGAAACTTTGATTTTTTCAACTCAAATATACGGACAAATTTTTAATCGCAGCAGTCTTGTTCGCTGGGGAATAGACGCTGCTAAAGCAAACTTTATTAACCCAGGATTTAAGGGGAAAATGCCTTTAGTTATTCACAACTTTGGCTCTATCCCTTTTAGATTAAAAGAAGGCCAGATTATCTGCCAACTACAAGTGTGCCTTTTAGAAACCCCTACTCTGCATTCCTACGAAAATAGGCATGATCCTAAAGAATTAGGATCATTTGCGAAAGAAGCTGGTTTTTCAACGAATTCCCAAGCTTCTAGAGCTGACGATCCGCTCTCGAAATTTTTACATGAAAGAATCTCTGAAATAACCATTGGAAGATAATAATGGATCGAAAAGAGGCTCATGCAAATATCGTTAATTTTCTGAAGAACCAAACAAATTTAAGGGGAACAATAGAAGAGCGCATCGTTTACAAAGAACTAGAAAACAGAGGCGAAGATGTCACGGAAGCAACGGTAAAAGAATACTTCATGATGCATAACGCCGAAATAAATGAAAAGGTCACAGAAACTATCGATGTTCTCGTTTGGGAGATGCTCCCAGAAAAACCGATAGTTACAGTGATTAAGCGTTTCGATCTTTGGTCTTTGCTCCTTGTACCTCCTCTTTATCCATTAGCCTCGTACGCGGCTCAATTGCTATTTCAAGAGCCCAGAAATTGGATTGACATTGGGTCCGTCTTTGTTAGCATCGCAATTCTTCTCTCATTCTTGATCGCAAGCTTAATAGCTAATCTTTTTTTTAAACATTAGCAATTTTCATTGTGTCACCTCAATTGGATGGCGCATCTCTCAATGATTCTTCGATCAGAGACTGCGTGCTCTGCACATTGGCTAAGAGTTTCTGAACACTTTTCAAGTGCTGGTCTAAATCTACTACAGTTTCCAAGTTCGGACTGTAGCTTTCGCTGTATCGCGGCGTCTCGCTCGCGCACCCTGAGAGCAGAATCATTGAGAGTAGTAATAGACTTTTCCAACTGAGCAATCTCACGATCTCTCCTTTGTAACGTTTCGATCTGGTGAGCAAGTATTCGCTCCCGCTCCTGTGTCCAACGTAACTCCGTTTCCTGTTGCCCGAAGTGATACCCCAGGACACTGGAGAACATGACGACGGCGGTGGCTAAAATTATTCGGATCATTTTCTGAAAAAGAGTTCTAGTTCTGCGTAACGTCTGCGCCTCAGGCCGTCTTCAAACTTGGAGCCAGGATTCACATACTTCGGCCACCATTCTCGGATTCCGTCTTCATTCTCTGCGTTAATCATTTTGAAGAGTGTGTACCTGCGACACTTCGTGATTCCGAAGTTGAAAACGAAAGACATGAGGGCAATAAACTGATTCTCGGTCACTGGCACATGAACAAGCGCTGCCAGCTCTTCCTGAGTATGGATCAGGTCTTTGTCTAAAAGGTCATAGGCCTCGGCCCGCGTAATGTGTTCATCTGGATGCACGTTCTTGGTGTGGCCGAATCCAATCGTCCACACCCCAGCGGGGCATTTGTAGGATTCAAGGGCCGGTCCGCCTTTGGGACCTTGCTCAAACTCAGATATGAACTGAGTTGCTAATTCAGGCGGGTACAACAAAATATCTTGCTTTCTCATTTAGGTTCCTTCAGGCCGTGCAATCTCTGCACCTCTGATTTCAGTGTCTCTAAGTCTTGTTGGATTTTTGTGAGCTGTTTAATGCTCTCGGTGTTTGAAGTTGCTCGTCGGTTGAGCTCGTTAATCTGGAGGCGCTGAAGCGCGGTTTCGTTCTCCAGGCTGTTGATCCGGTCTTGCTGCGACACGATCGTGTACTGGTTAAGCTGAGAGTTTGTGAGCCACCCTGCCATATAAAAAGCAAAGAACAAAACCAGCTTTATAAGTCCGGCTATAAACGAGCGCATACTAATTGCCATGGTTCGCTCCATTGTGTACGGTAAGTTTTAATTTGCCTGTGACGACACCGTAAAGAGTGTTCATGATCTTCAGGCCGAAGTAAGAAGACACTCCGCTGCAGGCCCCGATCCACTCCCAACTGAGTTTCGAGGTGCGAAGGATCAGATAGACAATGAAGCCGGCAGCACATGAGGATATGAATTCAACAAACCAGCGCGGAAAATTCCAGTCTCGTTCCGCTCGCACGTACGGCATAGCAGAGCCCGATGCCGCGCATATAAGAATTAGCGTGAACACTATTAGGTTTACCGTGCTGGCAAACTCACTGAGGCTGAAATCTGTTTCCATGTCTATTCCTTTTTAGACATGGTAGGAGCGCTCCAGAGTTCAATGCGCACACCTGACGAAAAGCCCCTCGAGTGAGGGGCGGAGCGGTTAGGTGGAAGCAGCTAGCGGATAAAGCCGTAGTTCGACATCCTTAACATGGTTTCCGCCAAGGCTGACATAACTACCCTTTGTAACGGGCATACTAAACTTGCCGCCGCCATTAGCCCACGGAACTAGCGACTGAGCCCCGGGGCCAGCCGCATAGCTGGATTCATTCGTTCCGGTAAATGAGACAACAAGAACGCCGTCGTTAGGCATTACGCCCTGATAGATAGAGCCCCAATCGTCATTAACGTCGGTTCCTGTCATCACTATTGGAGAGGCTCCCCAGGCAGGTTGGGCAAAATGCGCGGCTTCGGTTTTTGTTGTTCGGGTATTCAGTAATAACTGGAGGAGCGACTTCAGCATGACGCACCTCCTACAAGTGAAGTGTTACGCTGCCCCTTCGCTGGGAACGAATTTTGCCTCAAGCGGTTGCTGATCGTCTGTCTCGCAATAGAGACTAACGGTATTCCCCTTCCGAACCGGAGTTGTAATTCTGAGATAACCTTGAGAGTTAACGCAACACGTTCCCAGCTTTCCGGTAATGCCGACATTGACCGATGGCCGGTTTCCGCCGAATGTAATCCATCCATCACTTGGAGGCGTATAAAGCTGAGCCTGAGCGTGGTTAACAAAGAACGTTGTTCCGGGATTTGGGTTTGAGAAAAGACCTTGACTTCCGACCCATTCCTTCTTACCCTGCAAGAACTTCTCCGCAAAGAGCTGGATAAGCTGTTTAAGCACAGGCTACCTCCTTGCAGAAAAGCATTTTTACCCCCCCCCGATAGTTTCAATAAATTCACAAGTTATATTTTTGGCATTTCTAGCGCAAAGAATAAACTTTCGCCCTTTGGCTACTGGGCACATAGCCCGTAAAATATCTCCTGCAACCTTAGGAGAGGAAAAAGTTTGAGCCTCGTAACTTTGCGCGGAAGCAATACAAAAATCAGAAGACGCAGTAAATGAGATAGATGCGTAACCGTTGGTTGGAGCAGTGCCTTCAAACACCACACCCCATAAATCAATACTAGTTTTTGTTGGAACTAAGGCTACTATCGACCGAGAGGGCATTGCCTGTTGTGCCACCGCCTCATTCTCCTGCTTGCTGTAGAACCTTGAAAGCAGGAGGCTCAATACGTTTTTCAGCATAATGCGCCTCCTGTCAAAGGATTAAAAGTCTGAACTTGCTTTGTAGAACCAAAGAGAATAATCGGTTGTACTTCCGCCACGGCACAAGAACTTAATCTGTGTCCCTTTTTTAACGTAACAACAGATCCCAGCTCCCGCAGTGTTTCCGTTAAGAATGGAAGCAAGTGCCATCTGCCCGTTCTCGACTTGGATTTCAAGAGCTGAGACTGTATTTGAATTGCACCGAGAAGTCGCCCAGCCGTTGCTCGGTGCAACATAGCTAAAGAAGTCCGTGGTGCTTGTGCAAGGAATGTTTGTGCCATTGCGGACAATCGGAGCACACTGTTCAGAAACCCAAGACTTTTTACTTTGCAGAAACTTCTCTGCGAAAAGTTGGATAAGGCTCTTAAGCACGACAGAGTCCTCCAAACAAGGCGATTATACCCCCCCCCGATTGCCTTAACAAAGCCAACTGTAATGTGTGAAACAAAGGCTCCTTCCACGGTATATGAAGCTCCTTTGCTCATGGGTATTGTGACGCCCAAACCCTTAGGTGCTGGTGCTTGTGCAGACACATGGAAAAGATTGCCAAGTTGTGCTCTGACTTCGCTGTTCGTGCTGTCCTCGGCACTAGCATTGACAAATAAATATCCATCAGCGGGTGCCGTTCCAGCATTGAGTGTCCCCCAAGAGCCGACTGCTTCATCCTTGCTGAGGAAAGTCGTTTTTGTCGCACTAGGCATAGCGCTATGCCCGGCCTCCTCAGGAGTAGTTCGGCTATCGAGTAGCCGCTGAATTAAAGATTTCAATAATGCCATTTAAAAACCTCCTTGTCTCATTGTTTGTCTTGCATTGACTTTCTGCTGTAACTCATAGGCAAGTGCAGTCGGAAATACAGGCCACGCCACAAACGGGAAACCTTCGACTTCTGGCAGGTTTCTGAGCGCCTGTCGGTATGTCTCAAGACTGATGCGGTCTGCGTCATCCAGTGCTGATCTCTTGGCTCCTGCTGACCTAGCAACGGTGATATCAGGCAACTTCACATAGTCGTCTGTGTCGCTTATTCGTGCGTTTCTTTCCGCCTTGATCTCGTTGCTGTAACGTTCTTTGCAGAAGTCGTCGGAGTTCTCAGGCAATTCAGCCTGTGTGTAATATTTGCCGTCCAAGCTCTGATACAGCTCGTCAGTAATTAACTGGCTTTTGACCGCAAACTGCTGACCCGCCTTGAACTTGACCTTAGCCTGACCGATAAGCGGACGTTCTAAAACTTCGACCTTGAGGTTGTCCTGTTTAAGGCCAGGCGTTGTGAAGGTATAGAGGTCATATCCGTACTGGAAACCCTCGGGTCTGTTTAACGGCTCAATCGGAATTTCCTCTTGAACCTTGTCGCCTTTCAGGTACTTCTTATCAACCAGTGCGATAAGCTCGATTGAACATGGCTCAACCCAAAAGCCTTGGGCGTCAGATAAGGAAGTGATTCTGCCGTTGCCCATCTTCACGCCGTACTTCGCCACGGGTTTGGATAACGCCTTGGATAGGTACTCAGCCTTGATTTCAGATAATGTAGTCATACTGCTCCTTATGAATCAGATTCGTTTTCGAGGGCGTCGATTTCCGCTTGAGTTGCTCCGTTATCTAAGCAAAGCTGTTTGAGAATCGGTACGAGATAGGCCTCGATCTTTGAGCCCAAAGTGCTGGTCACCCAGGCCGCTATCGCCGAAGCAAAAGACGCGGCGAACGCTGCGGCCCATCCGATATTTGTTCGAGCTTGTGCCCGCTGAGCGTCTGTCAGGTTGTTCTGCTCTGTGTACAAAATGGCCGTCGGTGCTTCGCCCGTATCGCCTTTTGGCCCGTCATTACCCGTATCCCCCTTCAAACCGCGGGGGCCTTGAACCGAAAGTTTTATCCAATAGCTCGTGTTGGCAAGCACGGTACCCGCGGGAACCGCCTTAATGGATTCATAAATAAAACCGTCACTGTCTTGAACACGGTCAAGAATGTCATAGGAAGCCGTGGCGCTCCACGTGCCTTTCCAAACATAACGGACTTTGCCAATGCTAAGAGTTGGCATATGTAGCCTCCACTATTCCGTTGTCGTTAATTGAAAACTGAGCCGGCGCCAGGCCCACATACTCAAGCTGGAGTACGCCTTCCTCGTTGACCTCAAACTGCCCAAAGCACGTGGCATAAGGGCTTTGACCCATAGGCCCTCTCTCGCCCGGACTTCCCGCAGGCCCCGGACTACCCTGCAAACCGCGCTCACCGCGGGGGCCGCGAAGGTTTGAAATCTTCGTGCCGACGGTCGCGGTTGTTGCCGTTACCGTGGTAATCCGAAACAGATCGCCGTTGGTCGAATTAAGTACCAGGTCTCCGACCTTTACATAGGCAAAAGGCGTGAGATTAGAAAGCGGGAAAGTCTCCGACTCGGATACCGTCGGGCTTGTCCGGGTAGAGAATCCGGTTTGCGCCGCGATTGCTTGAATCTGCTGAAGGGCCTGCTGGCACGTGATCTTGTCGTCATTCGTCGAGTGAGCGTTGGCCTGCGCCTGGGCCGCAAGTTGCTCGATCGTCTGGAAGGTAAGGACTAGGTCATCAATCTCGTCCTTTAGCGCTTTGATCTCCGCAACATCACCTTTGACTGTGTCATAGATGGCTTGTGCCTGCTGCGCGTAATCATTGGCAGTGGAAGCGATCTCAAGGACTTCTGCCAATACCTCCTGTGGTGTGTGCTCTGATGTGCTTGGAACAATCAGGCATCGGCCAAGTGCTTCCTTCAGCTGCTGGCAGTAAATAGTCAGAGTGTCGAGAGCGTCATTAAGGACTTCCGGATAGAAGCCCCCGGCATTAGTGAAGACCTTTTCTTGAAGGAAAGGAGCATTTGAGAGGATCGCCAGCGCTTTTCCGGACGGAAGCGCATTGTTTAAAGTGACCGTGCCTCCTGGAGAATTCTCCTGGTTATCGTTCAGCGTAACCGTGTAGTTCGTTGAGGCAAGCGTCTCGGAGACCGAAGTGTCCTTGTTGTCAGCAACGACAACGGACAAGTCGGATCTCTTCATCACTTTAAAGCTGAATGTGAAGGCCTTTGTCGAGCCGTCACTGATATAAGGACCGGCTCTCCGAAGTTCTTGTGAAATTGACATTAGCGATCTCCTTGCCATCAATTTTCATTTGACAGCAAGGAGGTTTATGGACGGGTTCTTAGTCCTTCTTCGCTTTGCCGGAAAGAACTCCTTGAACAAATTCGCCAGCCCCTGCAGGCTGGATATCTCCTGCTTCAACTCCTGCCATGTAGCCCAGCGGTTTCTTGAGGAAACCAAGCGGCAGGCCAGTCACCACAGAGAGAAGATCCAGCATATTGCGGGTATAGGAACGGGCATTCACATCCTCATCGTTAAGAATCTCAACGGTTTGCTGAATCGCTTTGCCGCTACCCTCAATAAGGCCGTAAGCGGGAGCTGTCATAATTCGACCCACGTAAGGATCGGTTCCCCAGATAAACTGCGCTACATCAGAGACAGCTCCGCCTTTTTGATCTTTAGCTAAGCTGGCGCCGGCAGTGTTAATGAATTGTCCGGCAATAGGAGCCATAGCCACAGCGTTCTTAAAGGATTCCGAGGCCAGCATTCTTAGCATATCGTCCATGCCGAATTCGCCATCATCTCCTGTGTCCGGATCTCCGAAGACAACCGCCTCAATAAGTTTCGCAACAACTGAAGGAATCGTCACAACTAAGAGCGCGTCTCGAGCATACATGCCGTAACGCTTAATTAGTTTCTTCTCCATGCTGTCGGCGTGGAAGCGCTCATTGAGAAGATTGAACTGCATGTTGAAGTAATTGTAGAAAACGAGGAAGGAGCGGTACAAAGCATTTCCTGTTTCGACATTAGCAACGTTTTCCGGAGAGAAGTCGGACATGGTCGTACGGATAACCGAGTCAGCATCCAGAACCGCTTCCTCTGCAGTCCGTCCTTTCTGCAGCGCCTGGTTGTAAGCTCCGACCCAAGTAATCGCATCAATCGGAATCTGGCAGAAAGACTGCAGGAAGTACCCTTTGCGCATCAGGAAGTCATGAACAGGCTGAATGTATTTAGCCTTAGCAGCTACCGTCTTATTGAAGATTCCCTTTTGCTTCGTAACGCGATTATCCTGAGTTGAGGAAATCTTATAGACCTGAGACTGGAATTCCATTGCACGGTCATTAAGGCGAGACATCATGAACGGAGAAAGCTGAGTGATCTGCTCCGTTACCTTCCTCGGATCACGAGCAAAGACTCCGGCAGCGTCAATGAGATTTCGTCCGGAAACCTTAGTGAGCGCAATTGAGAACCCAGTGAACTGCTGCAGAGCGTTCACGATGTGGCCCATCATGATGTTAATGCCGGCAATACCTCTGAGTTCATTGAGTTTCTTGCTGATCCAGCCGCTTTTCCCGTCACTCACATCCTGGGTATAGGACCGTTTAAGCCAGGGCTTAAGCATGTCTTTCATGGTCGTAGGATCCTGAGAATCGATTCTTTCCTTCAGATCCTTATTAATAAGCAGCTTGGCGACATCTTGAGCGACTGGGGCGATATAGCAGAATCTCAGAACTGAGGAAATATGGTTTGAAATGATCGCCATATCAAAGCTCAGAGGTTCGTGATAGTCAGAGGCTCGAGTTTTTGTGAAGCCAGGATTTGATACCGGCATTTGGCTCAGCGAGTCTGTCTTAGTAAGCTGGTCAATTTCATCAAACGTGGCCTTGTCTGCCACAAGGTATTTATCCGTTGTCGCCGGAACATAACCGCCTCGATATTCTCCCCACGGAGTTTGAATCGGAGAGGCTTCAATCTCTTTGAAGGTGTACCCGTATAGATTCTTGTAAGCCTTCTGCGCATCCTCCTTTGTCGACTCCAGAAGATCCCATACCTGCTGTACGAAATCCATGTCCGCCTTGGTGATTGTGCCGTCAGCGTAACACTGGGAAATGAATTGATCCCATCGTTTAGTATCTAATTTTTTATTGCCCTCTTGGTCTTCAACCATCTCGGCCCAGGCGTTCCCCTTTCCTCTACCACCGAGCAAGAGCTTTTCTTTGTTCGATTCATTGCCGGTATGAAGAAGAGCTCCGATAAGCTCCGCCTTAGTTCTAAACGTGTAGTTAAGAGTCGGAGCGTGGATGTCCGTCCGAGACAGCCATTCCTTCTGCATCGGTTTAATCATCTCTGCGAGCTTTTGCTGAAGTTCACTGTTACGGTTGCGGAATTTAGCCGTGGCCTGAGCAACCGGATCGTAGATGTAGGATCTGAACGGATGGTTTGGATTGCCTGTATCCATTTTGTTGCACCAAGACTCAACACGAACAAGCGCAGATCCGAGACTCAGGAGGCCATCTTGTTTGAATTTCTCATAAGCGGTTGTTGCCTCTGTCTGTCCCACTGTGTTGTAAGACAGGTTCTGTGTGCTCAGCTGGGCAATCAACTCCTTAGCCGCTTGCTCACGAGCTTCTGCTTTTGCCTCACGAGTAGTTTCCTTCCATTGACGAGAGATCGCAAAGAGCATATTCACATCTTCTGCTAAGGCCAGGAAGTCACCGTAAGTCAAAGTGCTGTACCCTCGGCCTCCCTGAAGTCCTCTGTAACGTTTAAATATTCCATCCAACATCTCATAAGTGGGACGAGCAATCTCTTCAAAAGCATTGATAGTTTTCTCTACAGCCAGAAGGTCTACATCTTCGGGTTTAGTTTTTCCAAAGCCTTCAATATTGAAGACAGCGCGAAGTACATTAAGGACATCAAGGTCATAAGTCTTAGCAAGTTTCTTATCTGCAGAGAAAGCTTTTTTGCGGATTCGTTCAAAACGATCCACTTGCTTGTCGACATCAAGAGCTTGAAGCGCTGCCTGCAGATACATCAACTGCTGACGCTTGTATGCGGCGGCCCTTCCCTTATCCCCGCTGGCTAATGCTTCATAAGCCTTCCTAGAGGCTCTTGCCTGCATAGCCACAAAGTTCCGTGGATTGACGTTGTAAACGGGCATGTTGGCCAGCATCAATTCTGCAGAACGTTTAGCCGCCTCGTTGATCATCCTCTGGCTGATTCCTGCAGGGCTTCCTGCCAAGTACTTAAACTCTGTTGCGACAAATCTTGCCCGGGCTTCGTTCTGTAGAGCCTCAGTAATCTGAGCATCGATGCCTGCCTGAGTAAAGTTTTCGGAATACTTCTCAATGCATCTGCGAGTTGTTTCTTCTTCGATGCGCTCGTCTTTTCTTGCTCCGTCAAGAAGTCCTTGAACCATGTCTTGAACAGTGGCGAACGCATTGCCCTGACCTCGCATGAGTTCCATTACTTCAGACGGCGCCATTCCTCCCTTTTTCGTTAGGCCGAGAGCGCTCAGCTTTTTGATCGTGGAAGAACTGATCTTGGCGGCCGTCAACGCTTCCGGATCAAATTTCCAATTGATGCCGAAGGTTTCGTTACTCTTCTTGATAAGTTCAAAAGCACGAGTTCCGGCCTCAGCCTCGATCTCCGCCGTAACGCCTTCTTTAACCTTGTCGCGGATTTCTTTGGCTTTGCGCTGGATCATCCGCAAAGTCTTGGCTCTGGCGTTCGAGTACCACTTCTCGTCCTTTGCTTTTGCTTCATTTAGCAGGGCTTCGCCGTCCGCCAGCGCCTCATCATGCGCCTTCTGCATGGCGATCCAGTCTTCTTCGCTCATGTCTTTGGGCTTTTCATCAAAGAGCGGGCGCATAGATTCGGAAACTTCAGCCTGGTAGAGGTCGGCTTCTGCATTGAGCATTCGATCCATGACGCGCTGAACTTCTTCAGAGAGCTGGGGCAGCTCCTCTCCAAACTCAGATTTGTACTGAGCCGCTCTCTGCTCGGCCACTCCTCCCGTCCAAGCTCGATAAACGTCTCTGACCCATTTGCCGAGATTCTTGAAAACAGTGATCAGCTTAGGATTGTGCGGCTTACCTGTAGCCAAATAGATTTCGGTCTGATAGGCAAAGCGCTCGTGAAACTTTCTCTTCTCCTCGATGCTGAGGTTCTTCCATTCATCAAGCGACTTGAGGCCGAAGTCTTTCAGAAGGGTTTCTGCGTCCTGTTTGATAAGTCCGGAGACACCTGTTTCTCCCGCCAGCTGCATCAGGTTTTCAAGATACCAGTGGCTCATTTCATGGGCAAAGGTGGACAAGTCAGCATTCGGAGTCAGGTGGATTGTGTTTTGTTTCGGGCTGTAGCCGCCGCGCTCGTTTGTTCCGTTCTGGAAGTAAACAAGAGAGTCCTGAATCTTTTGAGACAGCTGAGAGACGGCCTTAGCCCTCACAGTCTTTCGGTTACTGCTGAGTTCTACACGAATGCCCTTTTCTTCCAAAGCGTCAACCAGTTCTTTGGGAGCGTTGTCCGGCAAAACCGCTCCGGAAAACTCTTCAATGTTCGACTTTTCTGTGACAGGCTTTGTGCTGATCAGAGTGACGTTGCTCGGCTTAAATCCATCCGGAAGCTCCAGGCCAAGCTTGGAAAAAACTTCCGTCGCAGGAACATTGATGGACTGCGGTTCAATCTTTTCGGTTTGGTAATATCCTGGGAACTGCTCCCGAAGCTTGACTAGGTCGGCCTCTGTCTTTACACTTGAACCGTCGGCGTTAGAGAAGTAATTCTTTAGCACGGCGTTAAAATCCTTGACGGATCGAAGGGAATCTGCCCCGGGTGTTCCGTACAAGGATTTTAATTTTTTTATGTTGATGTAAAGCAGTGCATTGTTCCGCCCCTGCAATTCGAGCTGAAGTCTTCCTCGTCCAAAAGCAGACTTAACAGTATTAAAGACTACAGGCTTTTTCTCTGTCGGATGTCCGAAACTGACAGGAACCATTACCGATTCACCATTCGCATCTTTAATATCTAAAAAGAACACGAAAGAGTTGTGTCTTTCATCTCTTGCCACTATTACCGGATCTGTAATGGCCTCGGGAATCTGTTTAATAACATCCTTTGTCATCATCAGATGTTCATGGTGTTCATCCCTTGATTTATTCCCGGGATATACACCATCGAAAACATGGGTCGATGATCGTAATTCTTGGAAGTCAGCGCCCAGAAGTTTCATTATCAGTGGAGTTTGCCTAAGCATAATGAGCTGTTGACGAGGTTTCGCGGTCAACTTGTCAACTGTTTCCTTCCATTGTTGCGCGTCAGCACGCAACTTCTCTGCTGCATCCAACGGCTCTTGAAAGAAAGCATCCCTTGTCACATTAGAGGATTCAATCCTCGGCGCAAATTCCGCAATGCGTTCCGGAGCGATATTGGCATCTTTGGCCAAACGCACAATACTGGCCGCCTGCAGCCGAGCATACTGCTTTGCAATTCTCTCCTCTCGATAGCCACTGATTCCGCTGGCCATAAGGCTTTGAGTCATGCTCTTAGTCAGGTCATCGAAGGCCTGAGCATACTTAGACTTCTGTACCTGATTTACGGCCTGGTTGATTTCCTTTGTCGCCGCTTCCCTGCCCTCTTCAGTTGAAAGATCCCAATCATTCTGGCCTACCCACTCAGACACAAGTTTGCGGGCCTTCTTCGCTTCGTAGGCACTGAGTTCGTCCGGATTGAATCTAAGGTGCTGAGTCAAAGCTTCTCCGAAGGGCGTTCCGGCAATGTGGGCGGCATAGTCTCCCGTGGAGATTTCCACGTCTGCGCCCGAAGCCACGGCTTTTTGAATAGCATTTCCTAACTCAGGATTGATCTTCTTCAGGTCTTCCAGACGAACGTTTTTCTCCTGCATTGTCTGGGCAAACATTTCACCGTCCACGTAAATCGTGGGTTTGCCCGCGCTCTCAGCCTGATTTTGAACAGCTTCGGAGACAACTCCGGGTGCGGTCTCTCGGGCAGTTATTTCCGGAGCGATCAGGTTAAGGTTCTCAAAGAATTCCTGATTCCTTTGGGCGGTTTTGATCTTAGAGATGTGGCGCGTCATACCTACTGCGCCGCCTGCAAGACCCAGTGCCCAGACACCTTTAATCGTCTCAATTCCGATGTCGGCCAATCTATCCATCACCTCATCAGGAGTAATGGAATCAAACTGCACGTCTTTTGTGAGTTTCTTGGCGGCCTCTTCGGCAACAATGTTTGAAATTTCCTGAAGCTCCTCAACGCCTACCTCGGTTGCAAGGCCCGTTGTGAAAGCCTTGGCCACATCAACCGCCGCGGCTCTGAACGTCGGCTTTTTGAGCGCTTCGATGGTTTTTTCTTTGACCTTTTGGCCGAACATCTGCTTAAAGCCAGTAATTCCTAGGAGCTTTCCTCCGAATTTCGTGAGCACGGCATCACCGATGGCTTCCAAGGAGCCATTAACAAAGCCAACCGTTCCGGACAATCTTCGGGCAACGTCATCATCAATGCCCGCCTCCCGCATATCCTTGTAAGCAAGACCGCCTTCAACTTCCTTTGAGGTTTCCATGACAGCGCCGCTCATTGTCATGAGGCCCAGTGCTCCAAGGGAAGCAGGGACGGCAACAGGCGCACCCGCTAATGCAAGAGCACCCAAACCCAAGGCGCCTGCTCCCATACCGAGAGCAGCACCCTTAGCAGCAGTGTCTCCGCTGACGGTGAGCATCTGCCCAATCGTTTTCATGGTCGGATACGACAGCCAAGAGTCTTTGAACTTTTCGTCCAGTGCGGCCAGCGTGTCATCGATTTCTTTTGAACGCTTTTCAAAAGCGGCGTCTTTCGTAATCTTGCCTAAACGCAGATCCTCATACATCCGGCCCTGCTCGTTCTGCAGTTCTCCGGACAAATATCCGGCTCTCCAGCCGTCAAGAGTTTTGACCTCGGGCTCATAGTCTTCATCCTCCCGCTTCCACTCAGTTTCTTCATCTGCATAGGTCAAAGATTTCGGAGGCTCGGCAGGATTGCTTGCGGCCATCTTTTCCGCGAGTTCGTTAAGAAGGATGTCCGTTTTAGTCAGCGGCTTAAGGTCGTTTTTCAGAACAGGAGCTTTGTCCGGATTATTCGTAATGTAGTCAGAAAGCCCGGGAGACTGCTTCAAGGTGTTGGCCGTGCGAAGTTTCTCAAGGCGCTGTTTTGAACCCTCAAAGTCAGCATCCACTTCTGCCGGAGAGATACCGAGCTGGCGAGAAATATCCAAGACTTCCGCTGTGCGCCCGGAATCCTTTCCGAGAACAAACTGAGAGGCAGAGTAAGCATTCCGCTCTAGTACCGCATAGGGATCGAACGGCTGAGCAGGAGGAAGGGGAACCGGATTGACCGGCTCAACGGTCGGCCCTTCGATAGGTTCCTTAGCAACCACGGACTGAGTTGTCGGCTCTCCCGGAACTTCCATAGATCCGTCCGGAGTTTCAATTGCTTGTTCGTCTGTAATGAAAGGATTCGGCATTTATTTTTCTCCAAACGCCATGTGCAGGGCAATGAGTTCCACTGCCGCACGAGTAACGGCGGGATTGCGGGGATTGTTCTTAGCCTGTCTCTTGGCTTCTGCGTAAGCTCTTTCCCAGAGCTCGCGGTTGATCGGCATACCGCCCATCCGGGCATCGATCAGCTGAGACTGCTGCTTCGTGAGGTTCTGAAGCGGCGGAAGGTTGAAGTACCGACTGCGGATATTGTTGACAGCGCTTAGTCTGTCGGCTTCTGTGGCCTTAGTTCTAAAGCCTGCCTGAGGTACAGCCTCCCAATCAATCTTCTTCTCTTGTCTGAAGTCGGCGCCGGACACATCGTTGTAGCCAAACAAGAACCCGGGCTTTTGTCCTTCAAATACCGTGTTGACCATTGAGTTCAAGGTGTCATTGCTTAGGACATTTTTCTCGGCCTGCTGGGTCCGAGCCGCGTAGAGAGATTGAGCTGAAAGAACAGCATTCTTCGTCTTTTTGGCGTTGAATTTTTCGTCATTGCAGCGCTGTTTGACCTTGGCCATGAAAGCCTTGTACTGCTGATCATCGAGTTTCTCGACGTTGTATTTCAATGTCTTGATCGTCTGCTTTGTGAGGTAACCGCGGTACTGATCAAAGTTAGTCTGAGCAAACTCTTCCGGATCCGTTTCTGCCAACTCTTCAAGGTTCCCCAGAACGGCAGGATCATCCTCAGTGCAAGGGAACTTTTGATGCTCGATAGCCCGCTGAATCTTCTCGTATCCAACGCGATCATTCGTCTTGATTGTTGACATGAGGGAGGCGGGGACTTCCTCACCGTTATCCACGAACTGAAAGGCCTGATTGAGGTTATCGTAGTTCGTCGCCTTCTCGAGCGCTTCCTGCTCCCTCTTGGCTCCATAAACCTTGTTTTTGACAGCAGCGCGATACTTCTCCGGAACAGCATTGATGTTGTCTAAAAGTTCTCTGGCTTTGCCGTTGTCCTTCTTGAGAATTTCGTCCGTGTAGCGGTTGATGGTCGCTCGGTCGGAAGCCATCTGCATTGCCGACTTTAATCTGAGCCCTGCCTTCGGACCCATCTCTGCTTTGTGCTGGGAGATGTAGGCTTTCGCTTTAGAGAGCTGGCCCGCATCGATCATGTTGCTCACTCGGAGCTCGTGGATCGGCCCCAGAACTTTGATCATGTCGACAGGCGTGCCGTGAAAGTCCCCGATCTGCTGAGCAATAGAACGAGCCGCAACAAGTCCGGACTTTGCTGTTTCCGGATCTGCGTCTGCTGCCTGGTTAAGAGCAAGGCTCAGTTGATTCTTGAGAACTGCATCTTTGTATTCAAGCTGTTGGCTCGTGACGTAACTGTTGACCTGATCGTTGAGTTTCAGGCTTGAGGCTTGATAAAGACGATCAAAGGCGCTTCGGACTCGAGCATTTCCAGCCTGCTCCCTCAGCTTTTCATAGCGTTGTTTGAAGGCATCGCTGACCTCATCATTCAAACTCCTGCCGTCAGGACGCTCCAGAGCGTTTACGCCTTTAAGCGTTTCGTATCCGTTCTCCGGATTAACTCTGAGGTCTATGCGTGCATGTTCAAGCTGAGTCGATAAGTCATCGAGGCGCGTCTTATCAATTTCCAGCTGCCACTTGTCATAAGCGGCCCTAAGATCTCCGGACAACTTATTCATGGCTTCGCCCGCATGTCGGACTGACATCGGGCTCTCTGGCGCAGTGATGATCTCAGACTGCATTCCTCCGGGCTGAGAAATCGCAACCGGAACACCGTAGGGATTATCAACAGAAGGAAGTTTCATTGTTCCCATGTTTAAACTCCTGCTCCTCCGCTCATACCGCCGGCGCCGCTCGTGAACAACTTGCCAATGCTTACGACGTTATCCAGATATCCGGATCCCGTTGATCCGGAGTTGGGATCAAGCGGATTGCCTTTTGCTCCGTTCGGATTCATGAGAATGCTCATGCCTGTGGCGACTGCAGATGCCCATGGAGAGATATTCTTTGCTTGAGCATTGAGCGCGATGGCGTTGTTTGAATAGTTGACCGCCCTGCGCCGATAGCCGAAAGATTCAGCGACCGCATTGGCGAGGATTTGATTAACCTGCATCTCTTTGGCAATGTCGTGAGATGCCATCACTTCTGCCGTGTTGCCGGTTCCGAGAGCCACACCTCTTGCCGCCTGAGCCACTCGCGTGGTGGCCTTTGTTTGTCCGGCTCGATAAGTAACCGCGGCAACTTCCTGCTGAGCTCTCTTCAAAACATCTTCTGCGGCTGTCCGGAAAGACTGCGCCTGCAGTTTCGAAATCTCACCTTGAATCTTGTAGAGCTGTTTCTGCTGCTTAGCCTGGCGGAAGGCAAGGATCGGGGCAACAATGCCGTTGACCGCATTGTGTCCCATCGAAAAGCCTAGGCCGAAACTGCCCAGACCGTTTGCCGCATCCGAAGTTATCTTAGAAAAACCAAACGAGGAACCCTGTCCCTCGTACAGAGGAACGTCAAGATCCTCGCCAGCATATTGATCGTACTTACCCATGTGCCGTTACCTCAATTTTTCTCTAAGGTAACGGCGAAGCTTCAATGTTTATGGACGTTAGGCCGAGAGATCACAGGTCAAGGCCAGCATTGTGACCGGCAGAGGATCGAGCTGTCTCAAACACACCTGGCCGCCTCGAGTCCACGTTGAATAAAGCTGAAGATCAATTTCATCAGACTTGAGCGCGGGAGGAGATCCGCAGGGCTCAATCGTTCGCTGCTTGTATTCAACAAGGTCGTTCTTGTCGAAGCTGGGGCCCGCGAAGATTCCGGAACTTCTATTAACACGCACCGTGATCTTGTAGACGTTCTTAACCCTACCCATACCTCCGGACTGATCCTGGAGAATAACCGGGAGTGTTTTCACGTCCGACTGATACGGCAGACCGACCTGAACGACCGAGGCCTCGTGGTTGAGAGTGACCTTGCCATTTACAACCTTCTGCTGAGGCTGAACAGCTCCGTCAGCCAAAATGGAAACAGTCTTTCCTTCAAGCCAATCAATTCCGGAGATCGTAGTCGTAGGCGTCCCGTTGTAGGTGGCGCCGGAATCGACAAAGAAAGCATCAGCCAAATTTTTGAAGTTTCGGGTTCTCATCCTCTCAACATATCGCTTCTGGCTTCCGTTGATTGTTCTTCTGATCACACAATAAAGAGCATCCTCCACGCCTTCTGAAACAGCGCAGCAGGATTCAAAAACTCCGTCTGTGTTGTGACGGTGCCAGGAGCCCACTTGTTGCTCAGGAATGTACGTGAGCCCGAGCAGGTTTCCATCAGAGGAGACAAACCACATGATGGGGTACGGAGCTTTTTGTGCCGTGGCGTCCACGATAGTCTTGAAGTCAAAGAGGTGCTGACTTCTCAAACAAAGATCTCCGGATACAAAACCGCCTGCCTGATACTGATAGGCGAGCTCTCTGACATGGCCGTCACGGGCAGAAGCGAAGATCAGATTGTTGTTGTAAACGAGCGGCCTGACTGTCGTGGCCCCGTTGTAGCTCTGAGGTCGGGCAGAAATAGAAGACGGAGTGATCGCGTCTGAGTTCTGGGGACTGATACGAATCTCAGAGCCCGTTGTCAGAAGGATCAGGTGAGACAGCGGAGAAATGTGCAGAATCTTATTGAACTCTGTAGCCGCAATTCTAAAGTTGATGCGGTCATCGTCTTTAGACGGCAGGGAGTACGTCATATCACTCTCTGTTCCGGACCGAGTGGCAACAACACGCTGAGGATCGGTCTTAAAACCTGCAAACCATCGGCGCTGTTCAAAGTAACCTACAGCGCTCGGATAATTTCCGGAAGAGACAACTGAGTCATATCGGCGAGGCGTGATGTCCGTCTTCGGAGCAATGTTGTCATCAATGATGGACGTGGTTTCCGAGTCTCCTAGGTAACCATAGATGCCGCCTTGATTCTTGTAGAAGCGGTAGTAACTTGCTCCGGACACGGCCGAGCATGAGATTTTGATTGTCGTACCTGTGGCATAGAGGTTGGCGGTACAAGAGACTGCTGCACTCGGTTCGCTTTCGATTGTCTTATCAGCATTGAGGCAGGAGACTTTATATTGGAACGTGTACTTGTCGGCGTTCTTATCCTCGTTGCCCGTAGTCGTTTCTCTGACAGCGGTCACGTTTGTGGGCGTGGCCAAAGTTGAAGAGAAGCTGATCGTCGCCAGTCGCCAATCGGTGTTGGAATACCTCCGGATCTCAGTCGGAGCGTAATCCTCATGCGTTACGGTGATGATGTCATTTGACTGCACATACTCAAGTTCAAAGAGATCATCTTCATCCCATGGCGTTGTGATTTCATAGGGCTGATTGCCGTTCATCAGCGTGGCACCGAAGGAATGGAATCTGGCGTATTTGTGCCCCAGTTCGATGACGAAGGTTTGCTGAGCGTTAAAAACAAACGGAATCAGCCGCACCTTCTTGCTTGAGTCTTTGACCTCACGCACAAACTCAAAGCCGGGTCTGTTTTCAATCGGGCCCTGGGGACGGCAGAGAAAATTCAGGCACGTCTCAAGGCCTGTCTGATACTTTGTATCGTCTGTTCGCCCAAACATTTCCGGAGAAATTTCACCGCCGGCAAAAGAGCGCTGAAGGACTTTAGTTGAGCCACTCATGTCCGTCCCTCCCCCAGTCGCTATAGTCACCGATAAAGTCAGGCTTGTAGCTCAGATGATCTCTGTCCTGAACAGCATCTTGCGCCTGCGCTTTCAACAGTCTGTCTTCGTAAAACCGCATCATCTCAGCGGCCATCTGCACGCCTGTCATTCCCGGAACAACAGTGCCCGCAAGATTAGAGGCAAGCAGGAAGGCCAAGGCATCAGCAAAGACATCTGAGAACTTTTCCGGCCTAACCTCCGAGGTGATATACCTAATCCATATACGTTCCTGCTCGGCCACCAAACAGACTTGTCCGTTGATCAATTCCCGGACGTAGTGGAGAGTCTGCCGGGTTGCGTTTCCGTTTTCATCTACCGGATAGGCATAAATGATCTTCACACAGTCGGCAGGAATCGGGAATGCATAGCCGCCTCCGATAGGCTCTACTGTCAAACGCGCCAGCTCTTTGCGCGTTGTAGCAAAGCTCCAGTTATAGGTGGCAAGGATAGTTTTTAAGGCAATGGGATAAAAGCGTCTGCAATGATCGGCCTGAGCGCTTCCCTCAGGCGGATCGATAGAAGTCACTGTCGCTCTGTCCCCCAGCCTCGAGAGAGCGATATTGCAGATGTCGACTACTGAAGACATGTTTGCTCCTAAAAAAGAGGGGGCACAAGGCCCCCAAATGCTCGCTAGGAATAATCCTGTTTACTCGGCAGCATAGTCACCGATGCGCTTGCCTTTCGGAGAGGAGGCGCAAAGGGAAATACCTGCAGTGACCTTGCAGCTCATTGCTGTGCCGGCAAAGGACAGCTTGAGGTAACGCGGACAACCCTGAGGCAGTTTGATTGCCGTATCAGTACCGTAAGCCGTTGCCACGGTATCTGTCACAGAAGTGCTGGCAGAGCCGCCGAGAACCTCGATAGAAGTCGGCAATGCGGAGCCTGAAACACTCAGGATGACGTAGAGTTCACCTTCAGAAACTCCGGCTTTATTCAGGTCAAGAGTGTTCGTGGATGTTCCGGAAGTCCCGGAGAGGGATTGGCCGTCACTGAACATAAGCTTGGAATCGAATCTCATCTTTTTCTCCTATTACGAAACAAGATCTTCAGTGAGGCTGATGGAATCAGACACTTCGATCGGAATGTCGAAGAACATGGTCTTGAACTGTTCGGCGGCCTCAACAACTTTGAGGACGTTTGTGCTCTTGGCGTAAGCGGCAAGTTCAAGAGCGGTATGCACTTCTTCAGCACAGAAGAGGTGAAGATTTGTGCGAAGGTCTGACGGGATACGGTTCTTTGCAACGATCAGTTTCTTGATCAGATCTTCGGAACCCATGTCGACAGCACCGTCGGAGATCGGGATGTTGCAGACACGGACCACACCGCGCCAGTCGTTAAGCGCGGCACCTGCCTGCCACTTGTAGTGGTCGCGATAGACTTCATACATGGAGCCGTCGGAGTTCATGTGAGTGCACTGGCCCTTGTCGGTGTGCTGTAAACCGATCTTGGATCCCTTCGGATAGATGCCGAAGAACTGATCCATCGACACAATAAAGATCGAAGTGACTTTCTTGGTCGTAGCTCCGGTACTCACAGCCTTAATGACATTGCGAGAGGACGGAGTTGTAGAGCTCGTGTCGTTATAACGAGCGGCAAGGCCCATGAACTTGTCCGGCTCGGCATCGATATCACCATAGAACATTGTCTTTGCCATATCGTTGCCCATACCGGCAAAGAACGGTTTCTGCTCAGACAGGCGCCAGGCGGCTGTGTTGCCGTTTACGTCAGCCAAGTCTTTATCGACTTCAGCGTACATTTCAACGTTTCCGCAGGTATCGGTGACCTGAGCGGTCGTGGATTTCTGCGGCTGAACGCCCTGATAAAGGCGGCGCCAAGTCGGTTCAGGGATGCCAGTTCGGATGGCATGAAGGTAGCCATCCGTCTTGTTGCACTCTTTCCATCTGAGGAGTTTGAGAATCGGGTCTCGTTTAGACAAGACTTCAGCGATCGGAATAATCTCACCTTTCGGGTCAAGTCTCGATGCGAGGTCAACCAGTGTTGGATATTCAGCAGCCATCGTAATTACTCCTAAAAATTAGTTCATCTTTGAGTTAGGGAAAAAAGCCCGGGCGCGCTCGGCTGTTGAGAGTTCACCCGACCTGCCGCCCTTTACGACGGCGTCATCGCTGAGTGCCTGCTGAGCGGCAAGGCACCCTTTAATGAATCCTGCATGACGATTGAGGCCGACAGACTCGAAGAACTGGCGAGTCTCAGCGTCAAAGAACTTTGCGTAAAAGCGGCTTGCGCTCTTAAGGTTGGCCGCATAGTTCGCACCGCCAATTTGAGGGTCAGCCTTGGCTTCAGCAGTCAGGGCCTGCTTGACTTGAGCAGACTGTTCCTCCGCACGCTTTGCCAAAACAGAGGTCATATTTGTGACCAGTTTCGAGTAAGCGGCCTGAGAAAGATTCAGGTCCTTGCATTCTTTCTTGAACGCCTCAATCGCTCCTTCATCGAGCTGAATGCCTTCCGGAAGTTCAATGCCTGTTTCGTCGTAACCTTTCTCTGGCGCACCTAAAACGTCGTTGCCTTCCTTCTTTTCGGCTTCCTCTTTAGATTCGCCTTCTTCCTCGTCTGCGCCCATGCCTTCAGGTTCTTCGTCCTTAGGTTGAGGAGCTTCAGCGGAGGTTTCGGGCTGTGCCGGAGGTGTCGCATCCTGAGGTGCCGGAGTAGGATCTGCAGGAGGAACGGCGCCTTCAGTTGCGGCAGCGCCTGCTTCGTTGACAGTGGTTTCTGCGGTTTCAGCCATTTAGTTTTTCGTTCTCCATTCTGCGAACCAGCTCGAGATTGATGCCCTTGAGTCGATTCAATATTTGCAAACCGATATCGCGCCTTGCGGAAGCTATCGTCATCAGCGTCATGTCCTGAGACGTGACCGAACTGTCGACGGCTGTCATGTCGAGAATCCATTGAAAGACCCTTCGGCCTTCGACTGTCTCAAGAGTTTTCTTGATGGCAATCTCCAGCTCCTTGAGTTTTTGTTTCTCTGCCTTTTCAGCCAGCTCCCGCTGTTCGATTTCGAGAAGCGGATCATCTATGTCTGTCATTGTCATTTAGGGCCCTTTAGGTTTATGGACGCTTACTGCGCTCCCTCTTCAGAGAAAGCTTCCTGCAGGCCCTGAGAGTCAGCTGCCTGCCCTAGATCTTTGAGGCTTGTCATTGCCTGCTGAAGTTGTGCGGCCTGCATCTGCGCCTGCTGTTGCTCGGCCCTTTGCTGGCGAATAAGGGCAACCTTCTGTCCTGTCACAATCAAGGACGGCGGAACACCGTTCATGTCTGCAAGCTGATCGATCGTTGCATCCACATCGAGCTTGTCCACGGCCTGGGGATTGATCTGAGCGAGAAGGCCAATCTGTTGAGCCGTTCTCACAATGCCGTTGGCTGACGCGTTCTTCTGTGCTTCTGCCAGAACCGAGACATACTCAATCGAAAGTTCTCTGCCGTAGAGTTCTTCCGGAACTTCCGGAAGCATGTTGTACTCAACCATGAAGCCGAAGGCGTTTGTTACAAGCGGATCAAGAAGCTCGGTGTGCAGGCGCTCCAACACAGGCCCCAGCATCATCACTTTTTCCTGCTCAAGTGCCTGAACCTCTGTCGCGGTGCGGTCGGTTTGATTCGCAGTAGCCGCGATCATTTGAAAAACGTTGACGAAGAAGATGCGCTGAATGTCCTGACGCGTCGATTGAATCAGAGCCAACATTGCCTGCGGATCGGTTCGCACTTCCCACATGGAGCGGATGATCGGAGCTTCCTGCGGGTTGACTGCCACGCGGCCGCCAGGCTTGAACTGACTCAGCTGATCTTTAAGCGTGGACGGATAGAGAATCGGCGGCCGAGTTCCGTAGTCCACAAGCTCGGCCAACCTCAAGTGCAGTCTCTGCAAGGACTTCTGCGCGCTCAAAGCCTTAGCTCCGGGGCCGCGGCCATACACAGAGCCGCCAGAAGTCATCCAGCGCGGACACAGTGCCGGGAAGTTTCTAAAACCTGACTCAGAGAGAACTTTGTCCTGCACACCTTCCTGAAAATAAACGGACTGCCAGGGCATATTCTTGTTGTCTCGTTTATCCGGATTACGTTCAATGCGCGGTTCAATCGCATGAATCACATTGAAGCGGGTAAAAGGATCTTTCTCAAATGCCTGCCGAACGTCATTGTTCACCGCCTCAAAACCCCATTGCTGGACCATTTGCTTCGCCGTGAGAGAAAGGCGGCGATACATCGTATCGACCTTCCCATAATCATCTTCAGCCAGCCAGTATTCCCCGATTGTGAGGTTCTGAAGGGAGATGAGCTGTTCCGGATGAGGCTTAACGATCGTGCATGCTGTGCCGAATACCGGAAGCTCCAAGTAGCTCTGGTGAAGCGCGTTGTAGCACTCGGCTTTCGAGAAGTAGAGAAGCAAAAGGTCTTGGACCTTGTTCAGCCATTCTTTGACAGCGGCATTCTTGTCGAGGTCAGGGTCCATCGTCGTGAGACGCAGCCACGGCCTGGAAGGAGACGAGACGCCGCCGAGCAAACCAGCGGCCAAAACATCCGCGCAGTCAATTGCTTCAGCATCGAGGATCTTGCGATAACGCTTTGAGCCTTGAGTTGCATCTTCACCTGAGAAGCACCCTAAGTCCGGAAGACAGTAGTCACGAATATCCCGCCACAGATCCTCCCAAGAACTGCGCTCCTGTTTAAGACTCTCGAAGCGTTGATTGATAAGCTTGATATCTGCGGGCATAGTTATCCCCCGATAAGCTGTTTCTTCTGCAGTTTGAAGCGTTCGTCCTGCGCCGCTTCACTTGCCAGA